CACCACCATTCATGTGACGACCTAGTTGAACCATGTCAGTATCCACTTGTTTTGCAAGTGCATAACCAGCATCGTCTGTGTAGAATCTACGCATTGATGATAGTGCTTGTACTTCTGTGATATCTTCAATGAAACGTGAGTATTCATAGTGTTTATCAATTGGTACAATTACTTCTGTTTCAGTTGCAGCAATAAGTGTAACTGCTGTTTCTGAAGCTTTTAGAGATGCTTCACCTCTAGTTGGTTTAGGGATATGAATTGTATCACCTTTTTTGCCTTTGAAAGACATTTTTTTGAACAGATTTGCTGCTACTAAGTTTGCCTTATACGCTGCGATGACCTCGTCGGACCAAATCTCAGGTATAAAGACGGCAGCGGTCGTGTTCGTGACCTGTGGGGTTGGATATGCCATTTTAATTTCCTCTCTATATTGTTTTTAAATGACTCGCCCTTCTTGATATGCCAACATTATCTCATCAGATAATGCATCGTATTTGTCTGGGTCTGTCTGCATTAGTTTAATAATATCGCTTCGACGATACTTCTTTTTAGAAACAGGTTCGTTATTTCCTTTACTTCCAATACTAGCTGCTTTAAGTTGATTATCTTTATCTATTTTACTAGTTTCTGCAACCTTAGCTACTCGTTCTTTTTTATCAGACCAGTTACCAAGTAATTCGTGTGCAGCATCATAATCAAATTCAACTTCAGCTCTATTGTATAGTTCAGAGCGAACTCTAGAGCTTTTAATCCATTCTGCAAATTCAGGGTCTTGAACAGTTTCCTCTAAGTTAGGATACTCAGCATTCAGCCTAGTTAATGTAGCAGTACGCTTCATATCTTTAGCTGCTTTCTGTGCTTCCTTAATAGCAGGATGACTATCAATTGCCTTGTTTACATTCTTACCTGGATTCTCATAAAACTCTTCTGTTGTTACAGGTGCTTCTGTAGTCTGTGATTCTTTCGAAGTTTGTGTAGAAATAAAGTCATCAACTACCTTTCTAAGTTCACCCACCTCAGAGCCTTGTTTGCCAATAAGCTTTTCAGCTTGTTGATGCATTTCTGCAATCTCTTTAGCAGACTTCCCTTTATACTTCTCTGGTAAGTCATCTTCTTCTTCTGTAGCTGTCTCTTCCTGTACAACTGGGTCTTCCTTGATTGGTGTAAGCTCTTTCTCAAGTTTTGCCTCTACTTTCTCTTGGTCTTCTACCACTGGTTGGTCAGGTACAACTACTTCTTCTACTTCTTCTATTATATCAGCCATATTATTCTCCTGTGCTTATAAGCATTATAGGGAGATAACTAAGGAGACTAACCCTTATTTACCTCTAGTTAAAGTTAATACTCTTGCTTTTCATTAAGAGCATGGTGCTTCTTCGCCCACTTTGCATGTGCGTCGGGGAAGTCGCCAGATATACCTTCTAACATTATGTTAGGAGCACTAATAAGTTTCTTAGACTCTTTACCACATGTTGGGCAATCTGTTGTTGTAGTGTATTCAATAATCTTATCAAATACTCCACAATCCGTACATTCAAAATCAAACAGTATCTTCATTTTTTAAATCCTGATGTGCTTGTTCTGAAACATCTTTTAAATTAATTAACCAGTTCATGATTCTTAATTCACCTTTACGAGCAAATAAAGTTTTCTCATCCTGTATATCTTCAATCTTAATTGTTGCTTTGATTTTCTCAATATCTTCTACTAAGTCTTTCCATCCTTTTGTAGTAAACATTGTAAATCTGTCTTCGTAATATTGTTGTAAATCCTTATCCATAATATCCTTATTTATTCATTACATACATCGTAACTTCAAAACCAAATCTCATTTCTGTTGCTTGAGGTGTAGTCCATTTCATTTGTTATTCTCCTAAGTTTAAGTTAAAAGAACAAATTCAGGTGAGAGCTAAGCAAGTCACCTTTGATGTTACCATATATTAAGCTCTTCGCTTTTCTTGCATCTGTAGCTTAACAATCTCTTTATTATCAATCATGTCTTGTTGTTTAATTCGTAACTCTTCTTGCTTAAGCATAAGTTCTGCTACTTCTTTTCTTCGCTTAAATTCTGCTTCAGCTTCATCTGACTCACTAGGTAAGTTATTAGCTAATGATGACATAAGTTTAGCTTGTACTTCCTTAGGCATCATCTGAGCTTCCATCTGTGCTTTTTGAGCTTGTGCCATATTCTCTTGTGCTTCAGCTTGGTTAAGACCTATCTCTGCTTGAGCTTGACCCATCTGAAGTTGTGTTACTTGAGCTTGTTGTTGTTTCTGTGCTTCTTGTCCTTGTTGTAATGTTTCAATCATTACAGCTCTATTCTCTAAACTAGAGTTATTTATAATACCTTCTAGTAATATTGGAACTACAGGACTATTTGGTCCTAATGTTTTTAATAGATTTAAGTACTGTAACTGTTCTACTTCTTTAGCTAGATTACCTAATGATGAGTTAGCTACAAACTTGTAATCTGCAACAGGGAACTCTTCAGGTGAGAACTGCATAAATCTATGTGCTACTTTAGTAATAAACGGAACCAAGAAGTTATCTTGGAAGTTTACTAATGTTCTTTTATTCTTCTTCAAGACTGTAGCTAATGCTACTGATAAATCTCCACCAGCTGCTTGTTTAACATCATCTTGTGTACTCATTGTATTTGTTGCTTGTAACAACATTGTTTGAAACATTTTAGCTGTTTCTAAATTAGATGTATCTGTTTGTCCAAACTGAAATGGTTGTAGAACTTCTCTTGGGTCTCCATTAGTAAGTATTGTTTTACCTGGTCTTACTTCAAACTTAGCTCCTCTAGGAAGTCTTGTTGCATCCATGCCCATCATTGGTGCAGTAGTCAATGCTAATGAGTCTAAATGTGCTCTTAACTGAGCATCAATAGCTCTCTGCATATTATAGCCTTTCTCTGCAATGCCTCTACCCCAGAATCTCTTAGGTACAGTATCATCTTGGTATGCTATAATAGGTCTATCTTTTAGCATGTATGGATTAGGTTCAGCTTTTAATAATACATTATCATTACCAATAACTACAATAGCTTCTACTAAATTACCATACTCTTCTAGTATATCTCCAGTTCCTTCATAAAATTCTCCATTCTCAGGATTATTTAATAACTTTTCTGGAACTAAACCGTAATACCTTACAATCTTAACTTTATCTTGGTCATAGTCTTCATCTATCCAAGATTCATCTAAATCTCCTTCCATTACAGAAGTTCCACCTAAATCTGCTTTAAGGTAAACTCCATCTTCCATATTCTTAGCTACTTGGTGTGCAGATACGAATTCTTCTACAGCACATCCCATTGCATCTTTAATACTAGTAGCATTAGGGTCGATAAGGAAGTTTTGTGGACTAACAGGATTTAAATATACTCTAACCTTGTCTTTAGACTTTGTTCCGACCGCTACAGAATCTACTTCTTCCATAACTTCTGTTGCAGGTACATAATCCTTTGTTTGTTCTACAACTACTTCACCAATACCTGTTCCATATATTGATGCTAATAGTATTACTTCTCCTACTTGAGACCTTAATCCTGTTTGTTTAAAACACTGCTTCATGTAAGATTGCATGTAATCAATATCTTTAGCATCCTTATCCATGAAGTCATCATCTATGGTAAATAAATCATCACCATTACCAAAGACTCCTTCTTCAATCTCTGATGCATGATTCTCAATAGCTTCTTGAAGGACGGGAGATACTATACGACTTCTTTCTGATTCTCTAAGTCTATCTTCAGCTCTCCATTCACCTCTCCATAGAGCTTCGTATTCTTTCCATGTATCAATATAATTATCATCTCTAGAATCTCTCCAATCCATGAGATGTCCATTTAACCAGCTTACTAGTTTATTTGGACCTATCTGTGGGTTATTACCTGAATCCATTCTTTAATCCTCTTAATATCCTGACACTAAGTCAAGTGATTGGTATTCTTCTTCTATGTCGTTATCAAACACAACTTCTGTTTGAGCTATTTGCTGTATATATGCTAAACTATCAACTAAGTCATCGTGCATTTGTGCATTAGGAAAGTTTACTAATTGGTCTGCAAATTCTTTATTCCATGCACCTTTCTGTAGTACAACTTGTCCTTTTTCAAAGATAGCTTGTAAACTCCAAATTATCCTTTCTGACTTTCTTCTATTACCATGATTTAAATCTTCAATTCTAAAATACATGTTGTTCTGTTTCATTAAATCATTTAAGTATGGTGCTGCTGCGTTCTTTAATGACCCTTTCTCAATTCCTATCTTTGAAGGCATATATTCTTGTACAGCATTAAATATTTCATTACATGTTTCATGGATATCCCATCTACCATGTCTTATTTCTGAGACCCACCATCCTTCTTGGTGAACTTTAACGATTGCAATAGATGTCTCATCCAGTTTCCTATTCTTGTTACCTGCATTTTTATCCACAGACACAAATCCAGCCAAGTCGACTGCAATGTAGTACTTACCTTCATCAGGCTCTTCTTCAGCATCTCCATATTGTAACCACTCCTCTTTAAATATATCTCTAGAAGCTGCTTCAAAACTAGCTAGAAACTCTTGTCTAAATGCAAAGCTACTCATAGACTTCTTAGCAGCTTCAATCTCTGATTCAGGTATTAATGGGTTATCATAACTACTAAAATGATAAGCTACCCAATCTTTATCGTCTTCTTTCTCTGCATATTCCCATAAATCGTGAAAATGGTTACGACCTTTTGGTGTTCCTATGAACAATGCTCTACCTTGTACGTCTGCTAATGCTGGTCTTAGTATCTGTTCCCATACATTAGGCTTAATATCTGCGTATTCATCAATTACTAAGAAGGATAAACCTACTCCACGGAGTGTATCTGGTCTATCTGCTCCTTTTAAGTATATCTTCCGACCGTTGACTAGTGTTAATACACTAGTATTCTCGTGTGCAGCTGATATAACGTCTTTACCTAAGTCTTTTAACACTCCCCACATAATATCTTTTGCTTGTTGGAAGGTCGGAGCTACATAAAATACATCTTTACTAGTACTTTGTAGTGCTTCTATTAGTAATAACCAAGCAGCTAACCTAGATTTACCAAACCTACGACCAGCAGCAACAATTCTAAATCTGTGTGGGTCATCAAATACTTCTCGTTGCTTGTCATGCAGTTTTACCTGTAACTGTGTCATTATTACTTACCAAACTTGCGTAAATAGTCTTTTAATGTTGTTCCATATGAATCTGCTGGATTATATTCTCCGTTAGATTCTAAAAATTTCTTTAGTCCTGCTTTTCCACCAAGATGAGCTACAGCAACTAAACCATCTATTGTTACTTCTACTCCTAGTATCTTTTTACCAACCCAGGAATCTAATCCTGTTTTAGACATATACTTCTTAATATCATCAACATGCCAATCAAATACTTCATCTTGTAATTTTTTATTACCTAAGAACTCTTCTTTAGTAAATTCTTTACCAGTAGCTTTCTTAT